TGAAATTAAAGAATTATTCTCTCAAGGAAATACTGAAGAACAAATAAAATCAATTATAAACCTAAAACCAAACACGGAGGAAAAAAACAATGAAGTGTATTAAAGCAATTAAAAGTAATGTAAATGTCGATGCTGGTGATGTTATTAGAGTAACTGACACCGAAGCAGAAAAAAGAGTAAAGAGTGGTTATTGGATGTATGTTGCAAAATTAGAATGGAAAGCAACCAAACCAACCAAAATAAAATCAACCGAAGAAGTGGAAACCAAATCTAAAAAACACGGAAAGAAAAAATGATTACCCAAGAAATCTTAGACACATTTATCTACCAAACTAAAAATGGTAAGTTTGGGGTTACAGAACCAGTTGAATTAGATTCAATTCTCGGTATGTATAAAACATACGAAGATGCGGAAAAAAAGTTCCGTGAATACGTAGAAAAAGAAAACATAATTTTTGAATAGTATGGAAAAAGAAGCAGAAAAAATCTTAATATCTAAATTAAGACAACCAATTCATATTGACTATATTAGTCAGTATATTCTTAAATTACCAATTGATAAAACTAAAGAAATAATTAATAAATTAATTGAAGATGGGGTTGTTGAGGAAAGTGGTTATGATAAAGATTATTTTGTAATTAAACATATAGAAAAAAAAGACTAAATTTAAAAAAATGGAAAATCAATTTGAAAATTTCAAACTATTTGAACCTTTAAAGACAAATAGATTCTTAATAAGATTCAACAAAGACGTATTTGTTCCTGAATATCTATTTAGGAAATTCAAAATAATAAATGAAGGTGAAAAATTAATCTTTACTACCGAAATTTATGAGACAACAGAATATTCGTTTAATCCGTCAGATTTGTTTAAAATGACAGATATTGAGATTGATTATCTTGACCCAACTGGTGTTGTGGTTAATGGATTAAGGTTTGAAGTTGTCGGTGCAAATATGGAACAAAAATGTGATTACGGTAAAGATAATTTAATGTTAATTAAGTTTAGATTTGTTGTAGATATTAATAAAGTTAAATTATTATATACAAACAATGACAGAACAAGTTAATCACCCTAATCATTATGGTGGTGAAGATAATCAATACGAAGCCATAAAAGTTATTGAGGCTTGGGATTTAGATTTTCATATTGGTAATACGGTAAAATATATTTCAAGAGCGGGAAAAAAAGGGTCAGACAAAGAACTTCAAGACCTAAAGAAAGCCTTATGGTATCTTGAAAGAAAAATTAAAAACTTAGAAGATAATGTTAGTTGATATTCACGAAAGAGCAGAAGGAGCCATCTTATTAGATGGTCTCGAAGGAGCAATTATAGGTATTACCGAAGAGTTTGGTAATGGACCAAGAATACTATATTCCAAAGAAAAGATATTATCAATTCTAATGGAAAGAGATGGTATGGATAATTTAGAAGCCGAAGAATTCTATTATTATAATATAGTTGGTCTATACGCAGGAGAACAAAACGCAATATTCTTAGACCTTCCAATTAGTATGATTAAAAATAACGACGAGTGGGAATACCACGAAAATTAAAAAATATGATAGAAACAGGAAAAATTATAAACGGAGATTGTAGAGAGGAAATGGGAAAACTTCCTGAAGGTTCCGTAGACTTAATTGTAACATCACCACCATACAATTGTAATATCAACTACGATACACATCAAGATGATATGACAATGGAGAATTATTGGGTATTCACTGAAGAGTGGTTAACTCAAGCCTTACGTGTATTAAAAGATGATGGTAGAATCGCTGTAAACATTCCATACGAGACCAATACACAAGAAAGAGGTGGAAGAGTTTTATTTATGGCAGAGTTTTGGGGGGTTATGAAAAAGGTTGGATTTAAATTCTTTGGAGTTGTTGACCTTGAAGAAAGTTCTCCTCATAGAAGCAAGACCACAGCTTGGGGTTCTTGGATGTCACCATCAGCACCATACATTTATAATCCAAAAGAGTGTGTAGTCCTTGCTTATAAGAAAAACCATATTAAAAAGATTAAAGGTGAACCTGAATGGGTTGGTGTTATTGATAATGTGGAACAAGAGGATGGTACATTTAAAAAGAAAGTATTATATCCTGAAGAATCAAAAAGAGAATTTATGGACTTGGTTTTCGGACAATGGAATTATTTTGCCGACACGAAACAAATGACTAAAGCAACATTCTCTATGGACATTCCAACTAAGGCAATCAAAATCCTTACATATAAGAATGATGTTGTTCTTGACCCATTCTGTGGTAGTGGAACAAGTATGGTTGCCGCAGAGACTTTAGATAGAAAATGGTTAGGGGTGGAACTTTCTCAAAACTATACGGAAGTTGCCAAAAAAAGAGTTCAAGGTTTTGTTGACCAAAAGAAACAATTAAAATTAGAAATAAAAGAACATGGAGCATTATAATCATTTAACATTTAAAGACGACAGAGGTTCATATACACCAATATCAACTACGGTTTTGGGTGATAAATGGGACCAATGTTCTATTAGTATTAATAATGAACCATATACGTTTAGGGGTCTTCATTATCAAGATAATCCAAGACAAACAAAGTATGTTAAAGTTGTTCAAGGTTTGATTGTAGATTTTATGGTTGACCTTAATACTAAGGAAGTTGAATATTTGGTAATGAAAGATACTGACGCTGTTCGTATTCCTAATAATAAAGCTCATGGTTTTTTAACATTAGAACCTAATACTATTGTGGTATATTTGGTTGAGGGAGATTATAGTCCTGAGTCTGAACATAGTATTCCGTGGAATACAATACCTGAAATTGAAAAAGTTGTTTTAGCCCATTCGGCTTATAATAAAATAATTACATCAGACAAAGATAAAATAGGTAAATAAAGGGTCGTAAGACCTTTTTTTATTTAACAATACCAAGTTTAAGTAATATTATTGAAACAAAACCAATTCCAATTATTTTTAATAATGTTTTAATTTCTACCGAATATAGTTTATACATTTTTTTCATAATTTTGGGTGATTTTAACAAAGATACAATTTTATGTGGTATCAACAAAATAAATAAGATTTTTTTTTCTTTTAACAGGTATTTATAAATAAAAATCAAATGCCGTCAATAATTTTAACAGAAAGACAATTAGAGTTAATTACCGATAATATTTCTAAGGAAAAAAAAATAGTAAATGAGGCTTGGTACAATACCGTTATGGATGTTTTAGGTATTGTTGACCCAACTCCAATTGTTGATACAATTAACTCTGTTTCATATTTTTCTCAAGGAGAAACATTATATGGTATTTTAACTTTAATTGCTGCTTTACCAATGTATGTTGGTGACGCGACAACTAAACCTGTAATGGCTGCCTTAAAAACTGGTAGTACCGCAACTAAAGAATTAGAATCTGCTTTAAAATTGGCAACTAAAGTAGGAGCATCTGCTGATGATATTGCTAAAGCAACTGCCAAATTAACATCAATGGCTAAAGACCCTGGTATTATTGGTTCATTCATTAGAAAGGCTTCTGAGTTTGCACCAAAAGTTAATTCTTTTATTGATAAAATACCTGCTGGTCCATTTAAAGGTATGAAAAATACTATTATGGATTACTTTACATTATTGGGTAATGCTGGTAAGAAAAGTAGTGAATTACAAAAAATGGTTAAAGTGGCATTAGCGGCACCAAGTAAAGCAAATTTAAGTAGAAATATACCAACAATTCAAAAATATTTAAAAGACACAAAAATTTTCAATCTTACTGATATGTCAAAACCTGGTTTTCTAACAAACACGTTTTTTGGTGGATTACCAAGATTATTTAGAAGTCCTGAAGGAAGAGGAATTAAAATTCTAATGGGTAAAACTAAATGGTGGTTAGGTTTTTTAGATTATATTGGTATCGGAAATTTTATTGGACCTGAAGAACTTAGTAATAAGTTAGGTGGTGATGAAGAAATGGGTAAAAAAATGGAAGAATATCAAAAAACAGATGAAGCCAAGAAAAATTATAAGGAAGACGTAGGAACTACAGAAACCACTCAACAAACAACAACTAAAACTGATACTACTCAAAGTAGTTCAGACCCAATACAAAATTTTTTATCTACCGCTTTTGGAAGTACGTTAAATAAAGCATTAGTTTTAATTTAAAAATATGAAAAAACAAATTAGTGAAGAAATAAATTCAATGAAGTTTTTATTGAACTATAAAAGAGGTGTTGTTATCTCTGAACAAACAGATATGAGTATTATTTCTACTTTGAGTGAACAAGAATTTAGTGAAGATACCACAACAGGATTAGGATATAATGATGCCTTACTAAACAATAAAACAACTGATGTTAATACAACATCACCTGAGTATGTACCACCAATAGATTATGACATAAAAAAATATATGGAAAATCGAAAACAAGAAAACGGTAATGATTGGTCAAAATATCTTTGTGTAACTAAACACCCAAACGCAAAAAAAGGTAAAACACCTAAAGGTTCTGAATTTTATCAAATAGGTAATTACAATTATTATAATAATGGTAGAAAATGGAATATTGTTATGAGAATTGCTCAAAATTATACTTGTAATGACCCAGAGTTTAAAACAAATCAAATTAAAAAATTAATTCCAATTCCACCCGAATTAAAAAATATTGAAGGTGTTAAATTATTTCAAGATTGGTTAGATATTAATCACGCTGGATGGGCAACAGGTTTTCCAAATGGTAAGTTAAATAAAGGTGCGGGTTATGGTAATTTTGGTCCAAGAACTCAAAAAGCTTGGACTTTATATGGTAAAGAATATCTTCAATCTTTAAATGTTCCAATTGAAGATGAAAAAGAATCTCCTTGGATGAAATCACAATTAGAAAAAATTAAGTCAGAAAAACCTAATCCGGCATTCACCGCTCCAATACAAAAAGTTGGAACACCTTTACAATCAGCTCAAAATCCTGCACCTGTGGTAAATCAAGGAGTAAGTCAAATTAAACCACAATAATTATGAAAGAAGAATTAATATTAAAATTAGTACAAATACAAAATCAATTTAGATTTTTACATTGGCAAACATTTGGATATGCTAAACATAAATCATACGGTAAAATTTATGATAATATAGGTGATTTAATTGACAGTTTTACTGAGTCAATGATGGGAAAATATGGTAGACCTGAATTTCAACCTGAATTTGCTATTATGTTTCAAGACATTAAAACAATTAATGTTCAAAACTTTTTGGATGGTATCACTGAGTTTTTGGTTGGTATGACAGGACAATTAGATTCAAGTTACGATACGGATTTACTTAATATTAGGGATGAGATGTTAAGTGAAATAAATAAATTAAAATACTTATTAACATTAAAATAATTATATGTCTAAGAAAATTATAAAATTAACTGAAAATGATTTAACAAATATTGTTAAAAGAGTTATTGCGGAACAAAGTCAAATGAGTGGACAAGAAGTATTTGAACTTCAAAATGCTCTTAATAGTTATTTTAAAATGAAAAACATTAAGGCGGGTGGTAAAGTATTTCAAATTCCTGTGGATTCTAAATGGGGAAGTCTAACATCTAAAGCTGTTGAGATATTTCAAAAATTTGAAAAAATTGACCCAGATGGAAAACCTGGACCACAAACATATAATGCTTTACATAAGTTAGGATTGGACCAAGATATAATTGACAAAGTATTAACCTTTATTGGTAAATTTTTCTAATTAAACAATACGTGAAAAGAATATTAAAAGAATCGGGTTTAAGAGAGATTAATGCTCTTGCTAAGAGATATCCAAAGGCTGAAATTTATTTCCATCAAGATTTGGATGGTGTTACTACTGCTATAGCAATGAAAAAATACCTTGAAGATAATGGTATTAAAGTTGTTGGTAGTCATATTATACAATATGGTGATAAAGAATTTGCGATTAAAAAGAATGATGCTAGTGGTGACATTATGCCGGTTCTTGTAGATTTTGCTCACGGTAAACCGATGTTTGTTATTCATACTGACCATCACGATAGACAAGCAGGTGCTGAAGATACAAAATCAACATCATTTAGAGCATCTCGTTCAAATGTTGAAACAATATCTCAAGTAGTATCTCCAAAAGAATTATTTCCATCATCAGATATTTTATTAATCAGTACTGTTGATTCAGCTGATTTTGCCAAACACGATATTACACCTAAAGAAGTTGTTAATTATTTGTATAGATTTGATAAAGAAAAATCGTTACAAAAAAATAAGATGTTATTAGGATTTGTTATTAACAAATTATTATTGGCGTTTAAAAACAAAAAAGGATTTTTAGAAGGTTTAGTTATGGATTCTGAACCTTCGTTACTTTCAATCTTAAATAATATTAAAGATTGGATGAAAAAAACAAATGCTGTTAAACCTGAAGAATTACAAAAAAATGCTGAAGACTATGCGGAAAAGATGAAAGATTTTCCAAGAGTTAATGATGGTATTATATTCCAATATGGTGGTGGTTCAATGTTTAAACCAGGTTCATATGATAGGTACACTGCGTTTAGAAATAATCCTGAAGCGGATTTCTTCATTATGGCTTGGCCAATGGGATTGGTTCAAGCATCTTGTAATCCTTTCAACAAAGAAAGAGAATTAAAAGGTGTTAACTTAGGTGATATTGCACAAGAAGTTATTGGTAAATGGGAAACACAATTAAAAGATAAAACAATTCCATTATCAACTATTAAGTGGGTTAGTGAGACCAGTGTTGGACCTGAGAGTGTTGGATTTACTTTTAAAGACTTTAAGGCACTATATGGTGATAAGTTTACAACTATGGAAAATGGTGATAGAGTTTTAAATCATATTCAAGATATGATGGAAACTCCTTTTACTGATTTATCTGAGGAACATAAAGAGATGTTAGATAAAATTGGAATTAATGCTTGGGATTTAATTCAAGCCAATTCAGGTGGACATAAATGTATTACAAACATATCTGGTTTAAATTATCTTGGAAGAGGTAAAAGACCTCCTTCAGGACAATATAAATATGATTCTAATGCTGAGGATTCTCCGATGGTTAAGTTCATTAAAATGGTTGCCGTGGAGTTTGAGAAGGTTTTAAAACAAAAGATTGCGGAATCAAAATAAATATTCAACCGTATCACCAGGTTCAATACTTAGTTTTTCACAAGAACCACCTTCAAGTTCCAAAACAATATTTCCATTTCCACAATAACTAATACAATCGTATTTGTCATCACAAGGAGGACAATCGTGATGTATATTGACAATGACGTTATTTTTAATGATAATGATGTCCAAGTTAATTATACAATTTAACATCCAAAAACATTGTTTATTTCCACCCATTAAGAATAATAATCCATCAAAAGTTTTATTAAACTGTTTACCTGTCATACCAATTCCTTGTGAATTTTCATCCACTAAAGTTTTTACATTAAAAATATTTTCATTAATTTTAACTCTCATATTTATAAATAGTAAATTAAAAGATAAATTAAACAAAAAAATAGTAATCGTGATAAAAACTAAAAGATATGTGGGTGTGATGGTTAAGTGTAAGGATAAAATCCTTCTTTGTAAAAGAAGTTCTGATGAAAATTTCCCTAATATGTGGTCAATACCTGCTGGACATTTGGAAAAAAATGAGACAACTCAAGATGGTGCCAAAAGAGAATTCTTTGAGGAA